CCCGCTGGCTTCGCTTAGAACCCCCTGACCGTCCGCCGCATCTTTCGCCGCCGGATTAATGCCGCGCAGGGATTTTTCGTAACGATCGGTGTCATCCTTGAGCGCTTCGCCGTGGTGCTTATCGACAATCCCCTTAAGCGCCTTATCAAGGTCCTTAATCTCGGTCGTGGCAACACTGACGGCCCCGGTCGCCTTGTTGGCCTCAATTGATATCTCGACCTTCGTTTCGTCGGCCATTATCCGGCCACCTTCGCGGTGAGATCGATGTTATCGAGCGCGATCTTGGTATGGTGCAGGGCCGCCACTGGGGACGCTCCCACGCGCAGGAACTGGCGATAGAGAGCGTAGACGCTCCAATCCTTGAGGGCGCCCAAATCCCCGGTCCGGCCTCGGTCAAGCAGCTCCAAAGCCTTGACCGGACCAAGCGCGCAAGCTCCCGCGATCTGTTCCGGGGTGCGGTTCATGCTCCCCGATTAGATCGTGGCCTGATGAGTGCGGACGACGATCTTAAGCTCCCCGTTCGTGCCGTCGTCGAGTGCGGTAAAAGGAGCCGAGCCTTCCGGAGCCGCCTGCCCGCCGCCTCCCGGCACGGCCTCCAAGTCATAGGCGACCTTACCGAGAGTCTTGGTAATCGTGTAGGTGTAGCCCGTCTTGATGCTGGATGCTGCCGCCGTGAAGGTCGCGACAAGCGCGGGCTGAGTCCCGGCCAGGAAGTCGGTATAGATGGCGTAGGCGCGCGAATCCGTAATGTCCATTGTGAAGGACCCGGAGACGGCGCGAAAGCCGTTACGCGGGAACTTCGAGCGTTTCTCGGAGTTCACGAACAAATCTTTTTTTAGATTGTTCGAGTAATTAATTTCAAGCGCGCTGATTTCGTGAGCAACCCCGCCGACGGTGTAGACGAGCTGCGCGAACGTCAACGGAGCTATCGTCTCCTCGCTCAATGATGCGAGGTCGGCGGAACTGTCGGCGTACAGTCGGCCCTCGCATTCCGCGTCGTACCAAAGTTCCTGATTAGGCTTGTAGCTCATCTTGAGCACGTCCACTACGGCGTCGAGGGCGTCGAATACCTTCCCGTCGGCGAGCTTGATCTGAGCCGTCATTCCCGCAGAAAGGCCATAGATGTAGGCGTCCAGCGGCTTGATGGTGTGATCGTAGACGGCGACAAGTGCGGTCGGCGCGGTCGCCGCGATTGCGCTTGCTGTGTCGGCCGCGAAGCCGAGCAGGGTATCGGCGGCAGTCGCCGCGTTAGTCCCGGTCGCCCAAAGAAGAACGAATACTCCGGAGCTCTTGGTAATGGTGACGAGACCAGTCGTCGTCGAGAAGGTCACGGTGTAGGTCGAAGCCCCGTTGACCGCCTCCATCTGAGCCTTGATGAGAGCGCAGAGACTCCCTGCGACCGCCGAGGATGTGCCCATGGCGTAAGTTCCGGCCGTCAGGGTCGCGGTTACTTCCGCGCCGCCGTCCTCGGTGAAGTCGATCTTGTCGTTTACCCCGGCGGAGACGGCGAAAGACGCGACCTCTGCCGTGGTGAGCGAGCCCAGGGCCATCTTGAGCAGCTTGAGGACGCCGCCGACGGGGTAGCCGAATGTCGGGATCGTGAATTTCGGGGCATAGGTCCCGAGGAAGCTCTGCTTGAGCGATGCCCGCCCGGAGATGCGTCCAGGCCGGATATGCTGACGCTGGAGACCTAAGATAATTCCGGCCTCGCGCAATGGAAGGAGACGAGTGGCGGCGGTGATCGTACCTGCCGCCCAGTCTGACTCTTCCTGAATGCCCATCTTTTTGGAGTGCAGAAGCGCTTCGTTTGACATGGTCGTGGTCTCCTATATTTTTACGGCGTAGCGACGGCGGCGCGGTAATGCACTCTTACTGTCATCTCGACCGCCGCGAACGGCGAGAAAAATCCTTTGTCGGTGTCAATGTCCCCTATCTCCGTCGTGACCGCATAACCCCCGCGCGTAACGTCAACCATTAGGGCCTTCGTGATATCGGCGATGAGCTTGGAGACGTTACGCTCCAGGGCGGGTTTGTCGGCAGTGTTGGAGTGGGTGACATATCCGACGACCGGCACGATGAGATCGGACTGATAGGTAAGCTGCGCGATATTCTTGCGCTTCTCATCGGCCCCGGCGATGTAGATATTCGGCATGATGTCGGCGGGCGAGTCGGTGTAATTCTTAAGCCCGAGGATACACTCCCCGATGCTGAAATTGTAGCCGCCCCCGGTCGTGATCGCGGCCAGGGTCGTGACGATGTTATCTAGGATATTCTCGCGCATTGAGGCCATTATCCCATCGCCTCCCGCAGGGCTCGCTTCATGAGATTCTGGATGATGGTCGGGATGACCTTCTTTGAATCGTGGAGTGCGGTAGAAAGGAAGGGGCGGGGCTTGATGTTCATCATGCGCGAGTGCGCGGAAACATGCTGGAGAATGCTCCCCCGGTAGCGCCCAAAAACGACCTTCATCCGGCGATCATGCGCGGACACGTTGACAGAGCCCTGGAATCCCTGCTCATGCGCGCGCGCGTAGACAAGATTGGTCCCGATAGTGATGGTGTTCCCGGTGATGCGGTTGACGCCTCCGGGCGCGGCGCGAGACCCGATGGACCGGGCGAGATCGCCGGAAACGCGGCCGAGCTTTTGGGGACGCCGGCCGGATAGATAATCTTCCGTCGAGATACGCGCAACCTCAGCCCCGACCTGGGAGAGCATCGTCGGCATCATGTCCAGGACCTTGAGGCGAAATCGCTCCAACTTAGCGGGTGCTCCCTCCATGCCCTTGACGCTGATGACGTAGCCAAAACCCATCTCAGAATGCCGCCACGCGACGATAGGAGTCAAGGACCTTGAGTGCATCCTTCGGATAGGCGTCCGGAGAGAGGGTAATTGTTGTATCGCCGACAGAATAAGACCCCTCGGCGAACATCTTCTTCTCAGCGACCTTGAATTGCTTTGCGACGATCTGCTTGACGGCCATCGAGAGATCGAGCGGGACGACTGAGTACCCCGCCGAGTAGACTACCTTCGTCCCCTTCATCGAGCGCGTGAAGCGGTAGGTCAGGAGTTCGAGGAAGCCGAGGGCATAACTCCTAGCGTCCCCGATGATGTCGGAGGCGGGGATGAGGTTGGCGGCTTCAAATAGACGCGCCGGATCAACGTGGACCGTCGTCACGGAGACAATGGGCGCCTGATTGAGGCGCAGGACTGAGCCGCCGTCTCCGTCATAATACTCCGTGTAGGCGGTCGAAGGGACGAGCAGATCGCGTCCGGTGTGGGTCTTGGCGAATTGCTCGACTCCCGCTTTGACGAGCGCAAGCAAAGAATCCTGGGCGGCCGAAGTGATCCCCAGGAGTACCTTTAGGTCCGCCGTCGAGCAAAGTTCCGTCGCGTCAGGCATCTTGTCCCCCTCTTTCGGAGGCCCGCGCGCTCATAATCGCCCAGGCTTCCGAAAGAGGGGCCGCCCCTTTCGAGGCGGCCCCGGTGAAGATTACGGGTTAACGCCGCTGTCCAAGCGGTAGACGGCGATCGCCGACATCGAAGTAGAGTCGGTGATTATGCCGAGACCGTTCTCGAAGCGAACTGGGACGGCAGGCTTCCAGCACTTGACGGCCCAATACGACGAGCTATCAACGCCCGTCGCACTGGTCCCGTAGACAATCGGGCTCATCCCGTAGGTCGTCTGGAAAGTCGGCGAACCTCCCAGCCATTGAGTCGAGGAAACGGTGTCGAACGCCATGACGCCTTTCCCCGCAGTGACGGCCGTTCCGAATCCGCACAGCTCGTAGAGCATCCCCGAACCGGCGGCGCAGAATACTTGGCCGGCGCTCTGGTTCACCTTGCAGACTTTTCCACCGATATGATCTATCGATAGAGCCTGCTTCGTCTCCGGGTCACGCGGTGCGCGCGCGGCCTGGACACTGGGTGCAGACACGCCCACTAGGAGCGTGGCGACACCGATGATGACGAGGGACTTCTTGATTCCGTTGATGATGTTTTCCATGGTCTTTTCTCTTTTAAGTCTCCCCGCCGTTAGGCGATGTCCAGGTTGTAACCGATGGCGACCGCCGCATGAGACGCGACCGGGCGCAGAGGCGCGAATGCCTTGCGAATCACGGACAGGAGTGCATCCTGCTGATACTCGGCGTACACTTCACCGAGCAGTTGGATGCGAGCATCTCGCCGATCTCCGAAGACGAATCCCGACTTCTGCACGGACAGGACCGAGCTCTGGATGTTGTCCCCCGCGACAGCTCCGTTAACGCCCGAGGCGTTCACGTCATCGCGCTGGAATTCCGAGACCGCGATATCAGACCCGGCCAACGAGCCGAGGACCCCGGTAATCGCCGTTGCGCGGCTTCCCAACTTGTCGATCGTGGTGACGACCGCGTTTCCGTTGGAGTCCTTCAAGGACAATGCCTTGAAAAACACCTGCAACGACAGGAGCCAGAATAAGTCAGCCGGATTGATCCCGTACTTGCCGTGCTTCGCTCGAATCTTAAGCAGCGTCTCGAAGTCGAACGAGTTTCCAGCGGCCTTGAAGTCCACCGAGTAGCTGTTTTCAAGGGCATGCTTTCGGTAGCCTTTCCACGCGGTGCGGCGATCCGTCGCCCCGGCGGCCTCGATGTCGGTGTCCTGATGCGTACCGGTCGTGTCGCCGTTGATGCAGGCTTCCTCAACTCCGCGCGCCAGGGACTTGACGATCTCGCTGCGCAGGAAGGGAAGGATCGGAACGATTGAATCCTCCTCCAGGTGCTTCGAGGTCAGGACCTCGACGGCTAGGTCAACTGCCGTCAGGGTCAGTTTGTCGGTCAGGCCAGAAGTCGCGGACTTCGTGACTCCCGTCTGCCCGGTGCTCGCCGTCTGCTGCGAGGCGAGGTACGCGACCAGGCGACCAATCTGCAAGGGCAGTTCGTAGGGCTGGGTCGGCATTGCGATATGCGGATGGAGCTGCTCGACCATGCCCATCTGCGTCACTTCCGCGACGAGTTCGGGAGAAAGTCCGGTAGGAACCCAGTCGCCACCCTCATCAGCGGTCGAAGAGTCCATGGCCTTCTTAAACTCGGACGACTCGCTCATAAGGCGCTCATACA